GGGATCGTGCTGTCGAGCACGGTTATCGCTTGCTTGAGGTTCATTTCATCTTCTCCTTTGCTTCTTTCGCTGCCTCGTAGTCGAGGAATACGGTCTTTCCGAATTCCGCCAGGACGCGCTCCAGGTTGTAGTAGGTGAGGTGCGATTCCTTTATGAACGTGAATTCCGGGTGGGTGATTTTGGGTCGCTTGGTTACCAGGATGTATATCTTGGTTCCGATCGGGCAGGGCGGCATGAGCGCCCCGCGATGCAGAAGGTGGTCGACGATGTCTTCCGGCGTGAATTCTTCGCAGGAGGTTATGTATTTGACCTCCTGCAGCATACGTTCTCTCTGACTCATGCTGTTGCCTCCTTCGGTCTGGTGAGTGTGTACGTGCGGCCGTCTTCGCCGTGGATCTCGACGCTGCTCACGGTGTCAGCTACAGCTCCGGCGATTCGGCTGGCTGCTACCAGGATTGACGCCGGGATCGGTTCTCCCTCTTTGAGTGGGAGCGTCAGGATCATCTGCTTCATGGCTGCACCTCCTGGACGATTTCCCATTCCTTCAGGTTGAAGTTTGAGAGGTCGTAGTATTCGATCTCGCAGTCTGGGTGGTTCTTCAGGTATGCAGGGTTCGTCGCCATGATGCCGAGGCTTTCGTCTCCGGACGCCGTCGTGGTGGAGAATACCTCCTCGATGTCGCCGTTGTCGTGTCTGATGAACGCTCCGGCTTCGATGAGCGTTCCGTTCTTGTCTCTGAATTCCATATTTGCTCCTCCTCAAAATAATGTTAATTGGGCGTTTATTTCGACCTTGCCGTTTGGACAGGCAGGTTCGTCTCTTTCGTGCTTTCCGGTGAACGGGTGTCCGCTGCAGGCGATCTGGCCGTTAGTGTATGACGTGTGGAGTTGGCATTCTCCGCAGGTGCCTGGTCGCACCCATTTCCTTTCTTCGTAGTAGATGCATTGGCAGGGGTGGTCTGATGCTTCGTAAACGCTCACCTTGCCTTTGCGTTTTTCGTGATTGCAATGTCTGGCCGGGAATTCCACCGGCTCTCCGTTCGGTCGGTCGCTGAAGCCTATCAGTTCTGACTTCAGCTCGCCGCCGACGTAATAGCGGACGGAGGGGAATTGGGCATCTCCCAGGTGTTGGCAAGTAGCGCACGGGGTGGGTTGCTTCATCCGATCGCCCTCCCTTCATATTTTGAGTAGTATTCCGGGTAGGGGACGAATGCGAGCTTTTCCCAGCAGTATTCGTTTTTTCTGATTCCGTAAACTGCGCCCTCTTCGTCTTCGTATATGAGGTTGAAACCGTCCGCTTCTGCCTCCGATCTTTCTTTGTAAAGCGAAACGTCGCATTGCCACAGGTTGCGGCGGGTGCGTAATCCTTTTAGTGTCATGTAGCTCATTTTGTTTCCTCCTGTGTCCCGGTGGGTATTTTGGTGATGTAGTCCTGGTCGAGCTCTTCGTCTCTCCAGTATATGAATTGGTTTCCTTTCTCGGTGGTGAACACTTCGCAAAGGTTGAAGCACTCGTTGTCTTCTTTTTCGGCCAGGTATTCGGTGTGGCTTTTCAGTTCAGCGATCATTACTTTTTCTTCGCCATCGTATAGAATTGCGTACTTTATGGTGTTGGGACTTCCGATCGCTTCGAGGGTTCTCTGCGCGTATCTGATTCTGTAGCCGGTCTTTGCCTTGATGGTGTTTCTCATTTAGTTTTCCTCCTCAATATCAATCAGTCGAAGGCTGCCGTATGAAACCGTCAGCTGTTCGGCTTTCTTTTTTGCTGCCGCCTGGGTCTTCGCCTCGATGGTCCTGGTTGTTTCGTAGCCGCCATTCGGAAGCTGCGGGTTTTCTCTCCAGTAGGTTGCTTTATATTTTTTCATTATGCTTCCTCCTTCAGAAGTTCGTCGATTTTTGCTTTTGCTGCCTTGAGGGTCTTTTCGTGAACCACCATTTTTCCGTCCGCGTATGCGCAGTAGTCGAGGCGGGTGATTTTGTAAATGTAAGCGCCGCGATATTCGTAGCAGGTTTCGCTGTAGCTCTTTTTCTCGAATTTCATCTTGGTTCCTCCGTGTTTGTTGTTTTGGTGTATCCCGGAGGGGAAGGCGCCGAGGTTACCTTTCGCAGCCGTTACCGTCCGCCGGCTTTCCCGGTTCTCTGACCGCTTCCGCCCGACTTGCACTGTCGCATTCTGTTTTATCCTCGGAGGCTCTTCCTCTCTCGGTTTACGAGAACATTATAAACCGCCATTGGTTTATTGTCAAGAGAAAAATGCCAAAAATACTACACAAAGAAGATGTGCGTATTTCTGGCACTTTTCAACAAATTAGAGGGACGGGAGGGGCGGAGGCTCACTCCCCCTTAGACCCCCTCCCCTCCGCCAGTATATCACGGGGTTACCGATTTGTCAATAACTTTTTCTCAATTTCCGAGAATTTTTATTCCGTGATGAGTTCGCCGGTGAGGATGGCTGTGTTTTTCTGGTCCCTGACCTCCGCCTCGATCTTGGTTGCGAGGTAGTTCGTCAAGTCTCCGTATGCTTTGGCGAGGTAGTTCTTCGCCTCGGCGCTCATAATTTCCATAGCCTTGCTCATCGCCTTGTTGAATGCTTCCTTCTGGTTCTCTGTCGAGAAGGCTCCGCTGTTCTTCAGGTTGTCCACGTAGGTCTGGCTGGTGAACGTTACCGCCGTTGTGACCGCGTCGGCTGCTTCCTTGATATAAGAAGCGGCGAGCTCGTTGTTGGTTTTTGCGGCTGCCTGGTTGCTCTTCTGCTTGAGGAAGCTGCAGAGGTACGAAGTGATGACCGGAACGGCCGCGATGATTACTGCCTGGAGCAGTACGAGAATGAATTCTTTCATGGTGTGGTTTCCTTTCGATTATTAGATTTAGCGGAGTGCCCCTCGCATGGGAAGGGACACGTCTCGCATTCGTTTGGGTTGCAGTTTTTCTCTCCGTCCCACCTGCAGAGGCTGACGATCCACACGACGGCGATCGCCAGTCCTGCTATCGGAAGGAGGAGGTTCAGAAGGGCGCCCATGCTTACGCCTTCGTGAAGGTTCCGGCATCTACCCAGCCATAAACCGTGGCGCCGGATCCGGAGACTCTCACAAGGTGGTAGGGATGCTTCGATTTGCCCAGCTGGTAGATCTGGGTGATCTTCGCCTTGCCGCCCTTGCAGCTCTTCGCTGCGGTGCTGTTTGCGCTGGTGTAGTGCTTGTTGCCGTTATAAATAACGGTGTCGCCGACCTTCGGAGTCCACGCGGCCGCCTGGGTGGCTTTGCCGGGGATCCTGATCTTCTGCCCGATGCTGATGATGTTCGGGTTTGCGATGCCGTTGTACTGGGCGAGCTTCTGGTATGTAGTGCCGTACTTTCTGGCGATCGCAGAGAGCGTGTCGCCTTTCTTCACGACGTAGACCGTCTCGCTGCCGGTACCGGTGCTGGTGCTCGGCTTCGTGGTGGTTGTCGTGGAGGCTCCGGCGTTCACACTTTCGCTGGCGCCGGTGTAGGAAACATACGGCAGCTTGCCGTGCTTCGTCCAGTTGCGGCGGCTGTAGCCGCTTTTGGTGCAGTTGCAAGCGGTAATCTGTACGCAGTTTTTCCACGCCGGTGTGCATTCAACGGCGAGACCGCCGCCGATGTAGATGCCGATGTGTCCCTTGCACCATACCGCTTCGCCGACCTCGATTTTGGAGAAGTCGGTGCTCACGTCCTTGCAGACGCCGATCATGCTGTCGGCGCCGATGTCAGGCACGCCGTTGACCGCGTATCCTGCGCCACCGTACACCTTGTTCTTGTCGCCGCACCATCCCCAGAGCAGTCCCTTGATAAGGCAGACGCAGTCGAAGCCGAAGGTGTCGGCGCTGGCCGCGTTGATCATTGCCTGGCGAGCAGCTGCTTTGTTGTAGGTGTGGTTCGAGCAGTAGCGCTTCTTGTTGGTCGCGTTCATCGGTGCTCCGAAGCATCCCATGACGTAGAGTGTCTTGTAGTTCAGCGCCACGTCCTTCGCTTTGGCGGCGAGCTGGGCGCCGGTGGTGATTTTGGTTGACATAGGGGTTTCCTCCTTCTTTGCGGGTTTCGCGTATTTGTCGTAGTATTTCTGTCCGTAGGAGGCTCTGGCGTTCTGGACGCTGGTGCCCTGGTTTGCCGGACGTTCGTACTTGAGCAGGACTGCATTCGACGCCACGAGGACGCTGGTTGCAGTCTTCAGGGTCTGGAGGACGGATGCGTATCCGCTTTTCAGCTCTTTGATTAAGAAGGAGAGCTGCATCTCCAGGTCGCCGATGGACTTGCCCGCGCTCTTTGCGAAGTCAAGCAGATTCTGCTTGCGCGACCAGTATGTCCATTGTGCCAAGCCGTAGCCGGCGCAGTCCTTCACAAAGTTGCAGTACGTTCCGTTGTCCACGGCTGCGGTGTACTCGGCGTCTGTCATGCCGAGCTTCTTCTCGTAGGTGTTCTGAAGGTTCGTCGGGCGGAGCGCCGATTCTGCGTAAAGGTTACCCATTAAGCCGGCGGCGCCGAAGTCGTTCAGACCGTTGTCTTTGAGAAAATTCCAGATTTTCTCTTCGGTTGTGGTGCCTTTGAGTGCCATTGTTTATTCCTCCGTTTCGTTTGCCGCGTCCTCGCGCTTCTCCATGTGGTCTCGGTCTTCGAGTTCCCACTTGCGCTCTTTGTTGCGTTCCTTCGCGGTCTTGATCCATGCCATCATGCCGCACTCGCCGCCCAGGGCGGCAAATACGCAGGTGACCAGGGTGTCGGGTATCATTCCGGTCTCTTTGAAGAGAGCGATCATCTCGATGGTGAACGCCAGGAGCGCCACCGCGACGATCACCAGAATGACGTCCATCGTTCTGATGTGTTTCGGTTGTTTTGCAGCCTTCGCTTTCGCCCTGGCTCGCTTTTTACGGCGGAGCCAGAGCGTCAGCTTGCTGCGCTTCTTTCTTGCCATGAAGCGCGCCTCCTTTACTCGTAGAGAGCATGGACGCCCTGCTTTGCCAGGAAGTCCTTCTGCTCATGCTTTACTTTGGTGGCGTACTCCAGGGCAGCGTGCATATCGCCGTTGCAGTGGGCGTCGGGGATCCGCTGCACGGCTCTGGCTGTTGCCTCACCGAGAGCGATCGCGGCGCTGGTGCCTTTAATCAGGAAGAGCTCGTTTTGCTCGCGAGCTACCTCGCGTTCTTCTTCTCGCTTTTCCCGCTTCTCGATCTTGCGCTTCAGCTGCCATACACAGAAGCCGGTGAAGGCAGTCGGAAGACCGAAGGCTGCGGCGACGATCGCTATCAATTCTCCGACGGATAATTCAAGCATGGTCGTCTCCTTTCCTGCAGCCGGTGTTGTGGTACGGACGGAGCCCGACTTCGAGAAGGTCAAGCTCCGTGTCAACGGGTACACGCTTATCTGCAAATTGTTTCTTCGTCTCCGCGTCCACGGTTTTCATTTGCTCAATGAAGAGCGCCTGCTCGCGGATGATGCGGGACTGTGCTTCCGTGACCGCACAGAGGCGGTCGATGAGTTCGAGTGGGTTCATTGCCTCATGTGCTCCTTTCGTGGTGGTTTTTTACTCGGCTGCCAGTTCGCCCAT